TCACCCCCGAAGAGTCCGCGAATCTGGCGGGCAACATCGACAAACTCTGGCAGCGGGAACGGCTGAAAGCATTCCAGGATGAGCTACTGCGCGCTGGCCTGCTCAAAACCAAGACGCAAAGGGCGGCTCTCAACATCACCTCCGCTGCACCCCAGTTGATCCGCCTGATGAGTCTCGGCGTGTTCAACGCTGCCACCTTTAGGGAGGCGGTGGCGAGCAAGTTCGGTTTGCGCACCCTCACCAATGAGCAATCGCGGGAGATGACCAAGCTGGCGGTCGAAGCATGGAACCTGCCCGAGGGTATCCTGCGCAAGAAGAAACTCCGGGTGCTGCTTGAGCAGGTGCAGAGCCTCACCGGTGCGAGCTGGGTAGATGTGATGAGTTCCTACTGGACGGCAGCGGTTCTCAGCGGTTTGCGCACGCAGTTCGACACTTGGCTGGCGGTCGCCAATGGACTCGGCACCAACCTGATCCAGGCAAGCATGCTCATCGCCAAGGGCGGCGGCGCTGCTGCCGCTGTAAAGGCGCACATGCAATGGTGGAAAGGCTTTAGCGACGGCATGGGGGAAGCCCTGCACCTGATGGCAACCGGAGACACATCGTTCACCAAACGGTTCTCGGCGGATGCGCAAGGAGCCATGGACGGCGAAGTCGGGGCGCACCCAATCGCCGTTGGCGAACGGCTGTGGAAAGAAGGCAACCTGTTCCAGAAATGGGGACTCGCCCCGATCATGATTTTCACTGGACGCAGCATGACCGCTGCCGATCACCTCAACAACACCGCCACCACGCACGGCGCGATGGCGATTGCTCGCGCTATGCACCCCGAGTTGTATCAGGGTAAGACCTCGTTCACCGAGCGGGAGATCAGCGATGCGCGCAAGCAGGCGATTGCGGAGACCACCGGCGGCAAGGATCCAGCAACCAAAGATGAGCGGATCACGGTTCAAGTTCGCACCCGTGAAATCCTGTACGCAACGATGGCACCAGAGCATCAAGAGATGTCCTCCTACGTCGGGGATGTCGCGGCGTTCCAGGACGACCCAACCGGGTTATTCGGCGGGATTTACGCGTGGACGAAAGCAGGTCTGGCCGCATCCGTTCGCCATTTTGGCGCAGTGGCAGAAGATGAAGAAGCCACCAAGGCAGCGCGGGCAGTGTCCGCCGTTCTCGCGGGCAGCGTGCATGCTCTCACTGGCACCCGCTTCATGCGTTTCGGCTTCAACTTTGGCAACGAGATCGTGCGCTACATGCCTGGCTCCTGGCTGCTAGGCAAACATGCCAACTTCTTTGGGCGCAACCAGAGCCAAATGCAGCAGGACTTACTGCTGGGGAAAAACTTCGTCGGCCTCGCCATCCTCTCCACTTTAGCCGCGCTGTTCAAGGACGACGATGAAGCGGAGGACGACGTGTGGCATATCGAAGGGTCATGGGATGACCTTACCCCCGCCGAGCAGAAATCGCGCATGAGTGCCGGACTTACCCGCAGGACTATGTGGAAGCGGTCTGACGGCAAGATCGAGCGGGTCAGCTACGGCCAATGGCCCACCATGGCGTTGTTCGCTGCGGTAGGCGGCATGGCTGACGAAAGGCGCTATCGCCCCGACCAATGGGCCGAGCGCGGCGTGACCGGACACATAATGCGCGCAGCGCAGGTAGGGCTGTTCCAGGTGCAGAACGTCAGCGCTATGCGCGGACTGGCGGAGATTTTCGCCCCTTCCGGCATTAGTGATCGGGATCCATCCAGCGGGATGAAGGACCGTCTGACCAAGATCGCGGCCAACTACGCCGGGGGCATGATCCCCACGGTAGTCAAGGACATGGACATCTGGCAAGATCCGAGGAACTTCCGCGCAGATGGGCTATTCGAGCAGATGGTGCGCAGTGTGCCAATCGCCCGCCGCTACGTCAATGACGGCAGACCGCAGATCAACCGTTTGGGAGACGAGGTGAAGCTCAACCGGGAACCCTGGAGCCGACTGAAAACCACGGTCGAGGCGGACAAAGCGTACGATGTGTATGGCAAGTTGCTGGCTAAGGGGATCGACCTGCCAATGCCGGGAACCAGCCGGATGATCTTCAAAGATGGCAAGAAAGTGCCTCTGGAAACCGCTGGTAAAGGTGTCGTCTGGCAATTTGAAAAGGACGTTGGCGTAGCCTATAAAGAGTGGCTTACTGCGGAGGGCGATGCCTTGCTCAAGCTGCCCTTGGAAGCGCTGGACAAGGTAGTCTCTCGCCGCACGGAATACATCCGCGATGCTGCCGCCAAAAAAGCCCAGCAGAGCGCCGCCAATAAGCCATGAAGAGACCCCTCAACGAAAGCCTTGTCCCGTCCGGCGGGCTGTGGAAATACTCCGACCCGTTGACCGGAGTGCCTTTCTCCACCAACGATCTCACCGTCTTGCTCCAGCAAGTGCGAGCACAGCGTCTCGCCAACGGGCACGAAATGGCGTCCAACTGGGACGCCGTGGTGCTTGACGAGCTTTGCGAGCAAAACGATTTTGTGCCATGCAGCGAAAAAGGGGAACCTGAAATCAGGCTCACCGGCGATGACATCAAACGGTTTCTGACTACCCTGCAAGAGCAGTTCGGCAAGGAGCTGGTTAGCGACGAAGAGCACGTTCGCCGTGCCGACATCTGCTTATCCTGCCCGAAAATAGGTCCGGTGGCCTGCACATTCCCCTGCGGGTGGGTGTCGAAGAAGCTCACCGAGATGCTCGGCGGCAGGAAAATACACCGGGTTGCCGAGCTGCACAAAATGGGCTGCAAAGCGTGCAAGTGCCAGTTGGACGCCAAGACCTACTACCCGCTTGACGTGCTCAAGAAAGTGGATCAGACACTAGGGGAGCATCCTGACTACTGGGAGAAGTGCTGGATGCGGGAGTAGGGTAAGGCTCATAGGGGTATATCACTATCTCCGCCACCTTTGCTTTCTCCCGTCCTCTGACAATCCAGAACTCCTGCATATCTATCCTGCCTAGAGTACTGGCTTCCCCGTCATACACCCGCACGCGCACATCCCCGCCATGCTCTTTGCGCAGTTCTGTCAGCCTTTCAATCACGCCGTTTAGGGTAGTGTTCATAGTGTGCTCTTCACCCATCCAGAGGTTTCGACGATGTAGCCGTTGCGACGGAACGAGCCGATCAAAACTTCGAGCGAAAGGGCCATCTTGGTTGCCAGGTCTTTGACGCGGATATTTTTACCTCCCAGCGCCTTGTGTATGTCCTCGCGAGTGACCTCTTTAAGCTGGGGTGCCGGGGCCGCAGGATCCACCCGCCTGATTGCGACAACCTTGGGGGACTTTTTCGGTGCAGGCGCAGGTGCCTCCGCCAGTGCTGGAACGGGGGCTACTTCATCCCCCCAGAAACCCTCATCCTCCTTGTCGGCGGGGGCAGCGACGTTTGCTTTACCTTTTGCGGGTGCCTCCGCCAGCAGCAACTTAGCCAGCGAGCCGTCTTTGCAGCCATGCACCAGCAGCGCCAATGGGCTGACCCTGCCGCCGCGATCACGGCATACGCGGTCGCCGTGATCCACCGTTTCGCAGAAGATGCCTTCTCCGTCGCGGCGGTAGTTCTGCGTTGACCACATGTCCGCGTTGAGGGGAGTGTTAGCCACGCCAATGATCTTGATTGCCCAGCGCAGGTACACGTCAAACGGGATGCGCGGATTGCGCATCCCGCTTTTGTACAGGTCCGCAATCAAGGGCTTTATCCGTTCGTCGCGTTCCATGGATGGCGGATATACGCCGCAGCCCATCATCATCGTATCCCCGCTTTTGAAGATCAGCTCTCCATCCTCGTTCCAGGGGGTATCCACTACGGCTCCCATGAACGGCTTCCCCTGTGCCTGGTATTCCTTTTGCAGGGTGTCAGCCCATCGGGGCGCGGTGGGTAGCATGTCTGCTTCCATCCACAAGAAAGGGAGGTTGTTGCCAAGCGCGCCAAGGGCGAGCACCACGGAGGCGAAGTGCATGTTGCAGCCAACCGGCGCGCCCTCGTCGAAGTCGTGGTCAATCGGGTGGCACTCAGCGCCCAGCTTTTCGGCCATGGCGTAGGCGTCCAACTTGGCAGACAGGGTGGGGAAGAGCAGAACTTGATGCTCCTCAAGCCCGCCAAACTTGAGCAGGCAATCGGTAAGGGCAGGCAGCAAGTGCTTGTCGTGTGCGGATGTAGGTATGACGATTTTCATGGGGTGTGGTTTTCGAGCGCTTGTCTGAATAGGTTTGTGGCGCGGTAATCTGCACGGTCGCGGAAGAACTCGGGACAGCGGGCGACGTTGAAGTTGTACACTGCTTCTTCCGCTTGCGGCAGGGGGATGCCCCCGCAACGAACTACCTCCCGACACATCAGTTCAAATGTGGGGTTTGACGCGTAGCCGGTGAGTTGCCACGCGCCTGGCGGGGTAACATGGGTGCGCCGATCTTGACTCACCAAGCCGCCCCTGATCACGGTGCCGCAAGGAAGCGTCACCACTTCGTCTGGGACGTAGGCAGCGTTTGGCCGCACGTACACGCAATCAGGCATGTGCAGGCACACCTCCTGGATGGTGTTGTGCTTCATCCCTTCCGCCAGGGCGTAGGCGCTAGACTGGTTGCCGATAAACAGGTCCGAACCAAGAATCACCTGAGCCACTTCCAGCATGTTCGTGGTCGGGTGGTACTCGACACTGCCATAAGAGTTGGAGAACTCTTCGTGCTCGTGGGGCAGACCAACAAATAGTAGCTTCTCGCCGTAGTGCTTGACGATCTCCCCCCAGGGGAACTTGTCGTTGCGGTAACGTGGGGTGCGGTTGATGACCACGCGCCCCAGGGACACCTTAGCGGGGATAACCCCGAACAGCCATTGGTGCTTGCAGGTAATGCCCTGACCATCCCCTCGGACCCGTATGAGGTGGTTGAGGTGAGCCTGCATAAGCGTCTCGCCGTTGGAGAAAGCCCGTTCGCGGAACCCCTCGCTGGCCCAATCCCCCACGTCGTCCGGCTGGATAACCTTGAAATCTTTGACGTAGTGCTGCAACTCCACCAATGGCGCGAGCAGATTGAACAACCGTTGCGCACCCTCTTCGGTTTTCGCCTTGGTCCAAAGGGATGACCGCAGGCAAAGCGTGTGCGGCCCTCCGGGTATTTGACGGATAATATTGAGCAGGTACACGCAATCGCCGAGATCGCCGGTGGAGGAGATAGTCATAAGCTACACGTCCAGAAAGTTGTGTACCACGGTGTCTTTGAACACCTCCTCAGTGCAATGAACCCCTGTTACGCCAATGTGCTTAGAGCGGGAAGCGGTTGGCACCATGAAATGCAGGTGGTTTTGCGGGGCAACCCGCAGTCCGATGTTCCAATCCCAGCCACCGCCAGCACCGCTTTCGTCAGCGGTGGAGTAGTCGAAGTCCCAGGTGTCGCGGAGGTAGCTTTTCCACTTATCCGCCCAGGTACCCCAGATGTTGCCGGTGAACTCGTTGGTCCGGTGCCAGCCACCGGGGTCGAGGTTAGCCCCTTCGCCCACCCACTTGGCGCAAACAGCCAGTGTTTGGGGATCACGGTTTGCTTGCATCCGGTCGAAGAAATCGAGGGCGTCGCTGGACACCAGGAAGTCGTCCTCGGCGAGGATCACAAAGTCCGCGAGCTGGTACTTGAACAGGTTCTCGAACAACTCCCACGGGTTGCGCAGCACGCCCATTTTGGCGGCGTTGAGGTGCTTGATGACAGGGACTTCAATGCTTCGGGCAAAGGCGTCGATGACCCCTTTGCACTCGTCCAGCTTTTCGGTTGGCTCGATGAAGAAGTGAATGCTCGTGACCAGCGCGAGATTGGTTCTCTGCCACGAAGCCAGTGTTTCACGGAGGTACTGCGGGCGGTCCGAGCAAGTGAACCCGATAACCGTGTTGGCGGAAGTCAGTCGCTCCATGACGGCTTCCCCTTGTTGGTAGCGTTCGCGAGAGTTGCTGACTCGCGCCACATCATCCTCAACGCCGTAGCCCTGCGAGGGGTTGGCGTGAAGGAACTCGACATCCGAGGCATCGACGAAGCCCAGGCGGCGTGCTTGCTCGGTGAACCAGTTGTCGCAATACACGGACTTGAACAGCGGGTGGAACAGGTACCCGATCTTCTCGTAGAGCCGCCGCGTGAGGATGGGATGGCAAATAAGCTCGTCTTTGCGGTGCTTGTCCCCCACTTTGAGGATGTCCCCATCCCCCATGCGCGAAGTGATGATCTCGTCCCAGCCGTGAGGTGGTTCCCAGTCGTCGTCAAGGACCACTAGGATGTCCCCCGTAGCGTGTTTGGCTGCTTCGTTCCAAGCGGCAACAGCGTTTTTCTTGCGAGAGAAAACCCGCGAACCGAACGTGGGCGCTGAGAAAAGGTGCATCTGGTCGATGTCCGCGCAAGTGATGATCTGAACTTGTGCGCTGTTTTCAGCACGCTCCAACCACAAACGCTGACATCTAAGTGCGGCCTCCGGGCGGCGGGTGGCGTGCAAAAGGGTGATAGACATGTTGAAGCCCTCGCTCAAGGAGGTTAATTAGTCAACGGAAATTTCCTTCGGCCCAACCCCCGCTGCCGCTACCGATGCTCGGTTCTGTCAGGTCGAGCACCCGCGCTTTGCGGCGGTCTGTCATCACTGCGCTGAGTGCCTCCATTCGTGGGTTTCCACGCGGTAGCCGAGGCGCAACGTACTTGGCAGCACGGGCGGAGGAGGTGAGGTTGTGGCGTCGGCGAGCTATTTCAATGCACCCAAAGAAGGCGTCGGCGCGGTCAGGACTGCGACCGTTGGTGCGCTGCTTCATCACGCGCTTCGATTCCACTTCGACTTTCTCCTTGTCCAAGGTCTTGTACATGCGGGCGCACATCTGCACGCAAGTCTCCGCGTCCAGCCCCCTGATCTGGCCCGACTTCATCATCTCCTTGCCGACATACCAAATCTCGGTCACGCGGTTGGCAAACCTGTCCTTGCCGGTGCGGCGGTCCGTGAGGGAGACGGTTTTGTCGGACGCAGCACCCGCGAAGGACACCAATTGGAAGCCCCTCCCCATGGTTATGGCGGCCAAAGAGGCAAAGGGATCCCCGGCACCGGTGGAATCCATTCCTCGATCCTCGATCGCGACGTTCCGCTTGCTGCACTCGGAATGGAATAGGTTGATAAGCTGCTGGTTGCGATCCGTCTCCTTGTTGCCTGCGTCCACCTTGAGCATGAGGTTGATGGTCGTTTCAAGCTGGATACCGCGCACCTGCTTCTGGTGCAATGGGGAGAAGTAGTCCCCCACCAAACAGAAGCAGACGGGCGCTTCATCGCCGCCGAGGCTGAATGCGGGGTCGAGGAACGCCACGCGGGTAGGCGTGGTAAGCCAGGTGGACACGCTGCCCTGACTACCACTGGAAACGATTTCGACCTCGGTGTAGATGGCGTTGGTATCCCCGTCCGGGGAAAGGAACCCGCGCACCATTCGGTAGTACTCCGGCGAGCGTGGTCCGTGCAGGGATTTCAGATCTGCGAGTGCGCGTAGGGTCAGGATGCCCGTCCAAACTTCTCTGCCAGCGATTACGTTGGGGGACTTCTCTCCATCAAAGCGGATGCAGTACCCCGTCTTGGTCTTCCACCCGTCGAAGGTTTCGTCAATGGACGCCCAGCCTTCGTGAGGCTCCATGAACACGCCGAATGGGTCGAACACGCTGGATGGGTTTGAGATACCGATGAACTGGAAGTAGTCGTTCGACTTGAGGTTGGTGATCGCCGTGTTGTACAGGCTGTGCGTCAGCAGCGCCAGTTCGTCAGCGATGAAAATCACGCAGCGGTTCTTGAAGCCGATTTTGGTGCTGGCTTCTTTGTCCTGCCCTTTGCCGCCTGCCACCAGCACGATGCCTGAGAGCTGGTTGGGCTTGCCGTCGTGCGGATTGATGCGGACGATTTTGCCCAGGGACGACACCAGCTTTGCCTGCATGTACTGCTCGCCGCCGAAAAAGGTGCATGCCTCGGACCAATACGCTTCCACAACGCCCCAGATACGACCCCGGGATTCCTCCAACGTGGTGGAGGTGATGAACACCTTCACATATTCCGGTGAAGCGAGGGGGCGGTCAGGGAAACACGCGCCGATAAGGAACCGCGCAATCGCGTAAACAGCGAAGAACTCGGATTTGCCAGAACTGGCATGCCCCGCAACCGCTAGGAACTTGTTCTCCCTTGCCGCTTCCAGCATCCGCAGAGCGTACGGATTCCACAGGAATCTTCGCACGCATTCTTTGCGGCCCCACACCAGGGACACGAACTCTTTGAAGTGGTCTATCCACGGCATGAGCTGGTGCCCTGGCTGCTCACAGAGAGCTTCGTAGTTCCCGCAAATGAAGCGCTCGATGCCCGCCGCTTGGATCAGGTCGTATCCTGCTGACGTTTTGGGTACCCCAGGAAGTCGCTTCCACCACCTGCCGTACTTGGCAACGTGGGTCTTCTCCATTTGCTGTCGGGTAAGTTGTGCGGGCATCACGGCTGGAACACTGAACTGATTTGAGCGTGCAGGTCTTCGACGCTGCCATCGTTACGCACTATCGCGTTGATGTACTGCGGGTCAACCCCGGCCTCGGAAGCGTGGGCCATCTGCACCGTCCCCTTTCGTGACACGCCCAGCACAATGCCACCGAGGTCGCGCACCACCTTTGCCTCATTGTTGAAGCGTAGGTCGTCAACCACTACGCCACGGATGGGAGTGCCCAGCAACATGCGAATGCGGCTAGATCCGATCATCGCCCACACGTCCTCGCCAATCATCTGCCTGCCCCACTCGGTGCCGAGATTCTGGTATGTTTCGCGCAACGACTTACCACACAGTTCTGGCGGTCTGGCTTCCTTGTCTGTTTCGTCTGTCAGGCAGGCAACCATCTCCTTAATGGGGGTGGCAAAGCTGACACGCACATAGCCGCCTTTGAGTAGCAGTTCAGCGGCGGTAGTCTTGCCAGCTTGGGCAAGTCCAGTGAAAGCGATGAGCCGTGGTCTGTTCATTTGTTGGTCCTCATGCGGATACCCAGTTCGTCTGCCCACTTGTAAACTGCTTGCATCGAAGTGTGGGCGCGCTTTTCAATGACGCTCACCGAGTACCCTCCAAGGATCATGTCGCGTACTCGACGTACTTTATCGAGTTTTTGGGCTTTCGAGGGAGTGTTGCGGTTGGGGGATGGGTTCAATTTGTTTTGGTGTTATGGATGTTCCAGCCGTGCGTTTTGCGGATCTTGGTGAGGGCGTGTTTGTCGCACCAGGATTGCAGGTTGTTGCTGTCTTTGAAGATGACCACAACCTGCCGGTCTGTCAAGTAGCATGAATTTTCAATGTTCTTCTTCACCCATGCCAGGGTGGAGTTAGCGGCGTCGTTGGAGTAGATGCTCATGACCAGAAGTTTTCGAGTTCGGGCGGTTCATCCGCCAGTTGGATGGGTTTCATGTTTCCTTCGAGCAGCATCAACGCGGTGATGAGCCGCTGTTCGGTGCTTTTCTTTTCTTCCAGCACCGAGGCTACTACGTCGTCCACAGTGCCAGGACACATTAACCGGTGAACCGTGACCACGTCCTTCTGCCCACGTCGATGCAGTCGAGCGATGGCCTGCTGGTACTCCTCCTGGCTGTAGGTTAGCGAGGTCCACACCATCGTCTGCGACCCGTGTTGCAGGTTCAGCCCGTGACTCATGGATCTTGGGTGCCCGACGAGCATGGGTATCTCTCGCCGGTTCCACTGCGTGATGAGCTGCATCTGGAGTGCTGGGGTGGTGGCGTCGGCAAAGAACCGGGCCTGCGGAAAGCGCCGTCTCATGCGGGCCTGTTCGTGCAGAAACGCGCACAGCACCAGCACCGGCCCCTTGGTTTCCTTGACGATCTTCGCCAGAGCTTTCATCTTCAATTCGTGGATTTCATGCACCTTTTTGTCGGCATCATAGATGGCTCCGCTGGTGAATTGCAATAACTTGCTCACCAGTGCTGCCGCGTTGGCGGCGGTGATCTGAACCTCCTGGTGTAGCTGCATGATCAGCTCGCGCTTGAACTCCTCGTACTGCGCGGTCAGCGGGGCGGGCATCACCACTTCCACGTCGTTGATGCAGCAATCCGGTACATCGGTCAACCAGTCTGAGCTGCGCAGGGTGAGGGTAATGTCGGAAATGCGGGCGTCGATGCTATCCTGAGCACCTGCAACGGGTTCCCAGTTGTACCCCATGTAATCCGTTGCGTTGAAGTAGGTGCGTTTGAAGTGGTCGAAGCTGCGGCCCAAGCGTTTCCCGTCATCCAGCAGACGCACTTGGGCGAACAAGTCGAGCAGGCTGTTTGGCGCTGGGGTGCCGGTAAGCGCCCAGCGGAAACGCACGGACGGCAACTCTTTGCGGAGCAGGTTGATTCTCTTGGCCGAAGGGTTCTTCGCTTTGGTACTCTCGTCATACACTACCACTTGGTACGGGACTTCCCCGCCGCGCTTGTCCACGAGCTTGATCAGCAGGGGGATGGACTCGTAGTTGATGACGTAGATGTCAGCGGAACCAGCGATAAACGATTGTCGGCCCAGCGGTGTGCGCAGGTTCGCTACTCTCAGGTGCTTGAACTCATCCCACTGTTGAACCTCCATCGGCCAGGTTAAATTGCACACCCGCATCGGCGCGATAATCAGCATAGATTCGACCATCAACTCGGCTTGCAGTTCCACAAACGCCGCAAGCACCGATGCGGATTTCCCGATCCCCATGCCGACGATGGCAAAGGCTACGTCCTGCTTGAGCAGGCGTTCGATCATAATTTTCTGCGGTGGTTCAGGTTTGAACTTCATCCCCAGAAATCCTCTTCGTTAAAATGCTCAACGCCGCAGCGAGCACAAGCGAGTTCGTTGGTGATTCGTTTCAGCGCCGTGGCGTAGTGCGCGGGATCACGCTCCACCCCGATGAAGCGGCGTCCGGTGCGGACGGCAGCGACTCCAGTGGTGCCGCTTCCCATCGTGAAGTCCAGAACCGTCTCCCCTTCGTTGGTGTAAGTGCGGATCAGGTATTCCATCAGCGCGACGGGCTTTTGGGTGGGGTGTAGTCCACGGGATCCTGTTGATCGACTGCTAAAG